TTGTACCTGATCACCATAGATCAACGCAGCGATATACTTGATAGGACCAACTTCTGCTTCGACCTTACGTATTTGGGCACGAATAGGAGCTGCTTCTTCGTTTAATTTAGAAATGGTTTCTTGATCAGTGGCAATTTCATTCTGTAATCTAGTACGCTCTGCTCTTTGCTGTCTACGGACTTGAACAGCACGGTTAGCACCTACATCATCTGTAGTACGACCCAACAACTGGTCTACCTGAGCATCCATCTGTTGTAGTGCTTTGCGGTTAGCTTCGATGTTGTCTCTTGCGGTTTTGATCTTTTCATCATAAATCGCAATCTTAGCTCCTACGTCACCGCTTACAAGTTCTTGGTCGCTGTGTGCTTTACTTAGGAAGCCAAAGATACCCATGCTTGTTAAGAAAGCAAGCGCAACTACTGCGGGAATCAGATAAGCTTTGAGAGTCCAAGTTGCCCTATCCCAATATCTATGTAGCCAAACGGTAGTTACAACTTTAGCGACTTCTAACGAACCGCCCATGATAATGATCGGAACAACAGCAGCCGCAAAGATAGCGGTTAAGCCCAGAATAGAATACCAGGCAGCAATAGCACTAAGCGTTAGTGCTACGAGAAGGGTCAGAGTTGGAAAACTGAATATTTTTCTTAAAAGCATGAACTATTTAGTCTTGGGAACCGAATAAGTGTCCATAAGTTCTATCAAATTCTTCTGCTTCCATTACCATTTTACGGGGAATTCCGGGACCCTGATAGATATGATATGTAATCCACGGACCAGTGTCTCTGCGCTTGACCTGAACAACTTCAATCTTGTCCCCGTCTTCAAAGGTATGACTCTTGCCTAGTAGCTTTTCAGCCCAGTCACGAGTGTCCTTTACTGGATCATAATCATCAAACTCGTCCATCAGAGGTTATCACCTCTGCGTTTTGCTCCCAGTTTCATAATGAAATAGAACGGAAGTGAAATGGCAGCGATTCCGAGCGTGATTGGCCAAGCAATACACATTACAGCACCGATAACAAATGTAAGACCTAGCAAATCAATATTAAACTTTTCATCAATCCATGTTGCGTAATATGAGAATACAGCAAACAAGATTAAGGCAACAACAATATACATCATTCTTCTCCTAATTCATAACTGGTTTCATAGCTGCCCTTACGGTCGCTCCACCAATCATCTTCTAATTCATGGTAATAATTATCAAAAAACTCAAAGAATAGATCATATTCTTCATCGGTCGGTTCTTCACCAACCTGTTCAACGTCCCAGCCACTAGTTTGGTGACTAATGATTTCTTTAAAACGCTCAACAGAACCAAATGTATCTTTAATATCTTGGTCAGGAATGTCGTAAGTAAAACTACGAGTCACTTGATGTTCTTCTTTTTTGACGACTTTCATTCATCTTCTCCAAACAATAGCTGCTTCATACGAATTTCAGTAAGTGCCTCATCCTTCATAGCACAGGAGAAGCAGATTTCTTCGTAATTAGGACCATACGGTCGGCACTCGTCAATGATGCCGCACATTTCGCAACGCTGCGGCGGCTCCTCATAAATCATCCCTAAACTACTCACCGTGGACCTCCATATTCGTCATTAAATTGTTTAATGCTATAACCGTTTTTCTTTAGGTCTTTGTTCGTTAGGTCAGTTAATACTAGCTTATACAAGCCACAGAAGGCTACTGCTACTACCCCTAACATTATGACAACTGGGTGGAATACCATTGTATAGACAAATCCAAAGAAGCCGCCTAGAATAGCAGTTGTAATCATCAGTGCTTTAAGTTTGATATTCATTATCATTTACTTTCAATAAAACATAGCTACAGCAAAAGTGATTGAAAACACCACTAGGCAAACCATTATATCTTCTGTAGTAACAGCTTCATCTAGTCTAACTAGAAACCTGTCAAGCCAAGTGCCTCTACGATCATCCATCAAATTAAATCCTGCTTTTTCCAAGCGCCGCAATGAGTACAGCGGAGATAGACTCGAATGCCAGTATTACCGTCAGCGTTTTCTAGTCTGCTTTCTTGCACGGTTTCCCACTTGTGCCAACACCCGGACCAGAATAGTTGTAACAACCTAATCATCATTTATCATCCCTGAAACGAACAAAGCGGGGAAAGCGAAGACTGTAAGTGCCATCCTGATTTTGCGTAATAACATCGCATAGAATTTCAACAGTGCGACCGAACACAAGATTTCTATCGGCCCAAAGACTATCACGCTCCTCGTCGCTAAAGCCACTACCTACGTTGACAGTAATCTCTTTACCATCGTCAACACCATTGCAAACAAGCGCACCAAGACGACCCTTGTTACGACCAGTGCCTTCTTCAAGGCCAATCACTTCAAGGTCAACGGTGATTGTGGGCTTGTACTTCATCCAGCTAGTGCTACGCTTACAGATATAAGGAGCATCGAGGTCCTTGATCATGACGCCTTCATAGCCGGCTTCTACCATGTCACGGCAGTAACGCTCAAACACACTACGTCCCTCATGTTCATCAAGATTGACTTGTAGATGTGGAAGCAATTCTGCGTTGGGCATCTTGTCAATTGCAGGCTGCATGGCTTCAAGCAACGCAATACGCTTACGAAGCCGTGCGTTCCAGTATCCACGCTTGAAATCGTCAATAGGGAGAATGTCAAATACGTGAAATACGCTATCTTCTGCTGACACGTTTTCCTTACGGCGAGCCTGACGCATCAATTCTTGGAAGCTGTTGCCAACTACTTCGCCATCAAGAAAGAAACCCTTCTTGAGGCATCCGCTAGGAAGATCACTGACCTTACTTGCTGCTGCAATGATTTCACCAATGTTGTCACGAACCTGGTCTTCGATATGTTCGAAGTTTTCAAACACCTTACCGTTGCGACTGTAACAAGTAACTTGACCAGCAGCCTTGCCAACACCGCCTGCAGGAATAACCATCATCAATACACGAACACCATCAAGTTTGGGTTCAAGTCGCTTGATACCCTTCATTTCAGGACGATTTTCGCTGTTGGTAGCAAGCTGACAATTAAAGATAGGAATCTCAAACGCCGTACCTTTACAAATCTTATTGACAGTGGTAGAACTAATACCCGAACGCATGTCACGGCGAAGGATAGGAGCTAAGAAAAGGTTCCATTCTTCGCTGTCAAATCGTTCACTCATTTCACTAATAGCGTCACGAGCATCATTACCGGTAAGTTCGCGGTCGTGTAGTCTATTCAATAGATCAAAAAAATCATCATATGGGTTTTCAGCATCAGTGATGCCTACGCTTTCAGGAATCTGCTTAATACCAAATGTTACGTAAGGATTATAACAAAGGCTAAGCCCTTGCAAAAACTTGATTGATACAGTATTGCCAAGCTTGGCAGCAGTAAGAGCCTTCTTTAGAACTTCTTCTTTGTGAAGTCGGCCATTATCTTCATTAAGTTGCTTTATAAATTGTGCGCTCATAGTCTCTTTATACTACATTAGAGGATGAATGTCAACCGTTATGGTTAAGACCAACGAAGGATGAACCACATTTTGTCTTGTTCGGTGTCAAACACTACAACATCATTGATTAATGTGCCGTTCCATGCCTTTAGCCGTTCCGCACTGGATTCTAAATCACTGGCATTGTGCCAGACAAAATTAGTCCAAACATGAGTAAATCTCATAGACCCAGGTAATGTATTTTCACAGTAAATGGGAAGATAGCAAGGATTAGAAGGGAATGTCGTCCCATTCATCTTCTTCTACCTCACGAACAGGCTCAACATACTGGTCGGGCTGTATCATTACATAGTCAGGATCATCAATCTGTTCCTGAATCCAAGCAATAGCTTCGTTGTAATCTATGCCCTTAGCAGACCCAACCCACACAAGCATTGCAGGGAAAGTTGCCTTAGTATATTCTACAAACACGGTACCGTTATGATACCTACCATCCCAGGCCCCGTTAAGAACATAAAAGTCAATGGATCCGTCTTCGTTAACATTTCTAACGTCACACCAAAGACTAACGTTACCTGTAGTATCTGCGATTGCGATTTGCATTTTATCATCCTGCCTTTAAAATAAGCCACACAATTTCTTCTTCGGTCAACTTGCGAAGTTCGCCGGTCTCCCGATTTTTAACGTACTCATACGAACCATCTTCGTTCTTACGAATGACATTGTTAGCAGTGTACATGTTTGCTAGTTTGGGCTGGCGGTCAAACTTTTTCCAGTATGTTTCGCCAGTTTCATAATCACGATATTCAGCATAGTGGGGCAAGAATGACATGCGCCATGGGTGAAATTCATCGCTCTCGTAATCTATGATAACAGATTTGCCCACCTTGCTACCGGCTGCCACCATAGCCAATTGCCCAGAACGGAAGCCTCGACCTGCGCTTTGTATTGTTTTAAACCAATCGGTCATTGATCACCACCGTCTGATAATGCGGCGATCTGTAATATTACAGCTACCGCAGCATCGTGCTTGTTGGATTATATCGTAATATCCTTCCCTAATATGTTCAGGATCCCGATACTTTAGCCACTTGTGGAGTCCAAAACGGCATCCCCAAAAGGTCACATACAACTCCTCTTCACGGAGGGTGCGAAAAACATTTTCTTTTTCAGCACTCATACCCACCTCAACTTGAACCAAGCAGCATGGCTTTCTTCGGTCATAGAATATGCTATCACTGACTGTGGCGGTCGCATTGCGCTATAATACACGAATGGTATCTTGTTGCGATTGCACCAAGTTCTTACCGCTTCACCGTCGTGAGGACAGGGAAGTTCCACTACATATTTAAAATCGTCACGCAATAGAATCTTCATTAGATAATCTTCACATGGCTAAGCTGGGTACGATCTTCCTTGTGACGCTTGACCTTGCCTTTGATACGGATCTTGGAATCAACGTCAATCTTGCGCTGTTGAGCGAAAAACACTACACCAGCATCAGCGATAGCAGTGACATAAAACACGCCCCATTCGTTGCTATAGTTACAACGAACAACTTCAACGTCCATTTCAACCTTAGAACCGACCGGGGCTTCAAGGCACCCAGCAGCTTCACGGAGACGGATATTCTGTTCAGCACGAACCAACGAACGTTCATAGCTAGCAGGAAGCGAAGCTACAACAGCAATGTCATAGTTGCTGTCGGTCGTTGACTTTTCAACGATAGCAAGCATAGTTGCTTCAAAGTCGCTAAGGCGCTTATCAGTGAGCAACTTGAAGGTAAGACCACGACAATACTGCATTACCTTATCACCCATTTCGTGATCTTCAAGAGTCATGCCAAGTTCACCCTTGAGGAACTGATGGACAAGAGTCTTGTTTGCTACACGATTAACCTTGTGGGTGTATTCATGACCATCGTCATAGTAAGTGATATCGTCACTCTTGAGATATTCACCGTTGATACGCTGGGCAGCACAAGCAGCAGCGAAAACATCAGCGACACTATAAACGGGACGAGCGGGACGGGTGTAACGAGCCATATCACTATCTCCTTGCTATACATTCTTTATAGCAAAATGGGTAAGCAATGTCAACCGTTTTTTACCACTTTCCTCCACCAAAATCATAACCATAGTAATTATAATTCTTTCCGGCATCGATGCCTAGTGCTTCTCCTAGGATATCACCCCATACTATGGTGTTTTCAGTGTAGTTGTATTGTTGTAAGAACGCTTTGTTATACGGTGTGATATCAAACCATTTTTTATAGTGGTCTAGCATTTCCCAACCATAGCTTTTGTGCCTCATTTCCATGCCAGTGAACCCTAAAGCTTTGGTCAGTCTATCCTTGAGGGTTACAATCTGTAATAGATCGCCACCTATGTTTTCCGGATCCTTCTCGTACAAGTCAACGTGTGTTTTGATAAAGAACAGATTAGATTCTAGGCTATGATTGATCATGCTGCCTATTCCTGTTATGCCATTGTCCTTCATAAAGATATCATAAAACTGAAACTCATTTCTATGTGGACTATACATTCTTTCAGGACCATCTAGTAATGGCCAGGTATAATCGCCACCAATGATAGGAAAACGTTCACACTGCTCTGCTAGCCACATGTGAGTTGCTACATTGTTCAATCTTAGATAGTATGGCTCTAGATATCTTTTGTGATCACCATTGACGAAAAACTTTTCTATATCTAAGTCAATGAAGGTTTGTTGTATGTTTCGTTCTCTACAGAACTTTTCCGAGTAATATAGGTCATGGGTGTTAATAGGGGCGCCTCTAAACATCATTCGCATAGTAATAGCAACAGCAGGAATATTGCTGATCAAGCAACTCATTAATACACATTCGCTGTCTATTCCTCCGCTGTATAATACTTCTACTGGAAGATCCGCCCCTTCCATGTTATAAGCAAACGCTTGGTGAATAGTTTCGAACGGTATTAATGGCTTGTCCAACAATTCCATAGTGAAATGGTTGTAGTAAGGACCCAACTCAGGCCAATCGGTATTGGGCCTGTGCTGTAGTTCTAGTGTTAACTTTTTGTAGTTTTCTTTACCGGCGTGCCAAATCATATCACTCATATTTAGATAATAAATACTGTATGCGTATGTTTCCAATACAGTATAAGCCTACCTCTCTTGTGAGTAGTCTACCTGCTGCCTTTGAATACCATAATGTAATCGACAAAAAGATGGCTGACGAAATAATAGAAATGGCTACAAGTCACGATGGCTGGCATCGCAGAGGAAGCAAATCTAGCCACGTACAAGCATCCTTTACAACTACGCTTCTACACGATACGTCACATCCAATATATGATATTTTAGATGGTCTTTGGAAACGAGCCACCGAAGAACACAAAATCGAAATTGATTTTGTAGAGGTATACGAAGTTAAAGAATACCTAGAAGGAGATCGGTTTGGAGTACATAACGATAGTCATGAAAACATCGATGTAACACTAGACCGCAAACTAAATCTGATACTACAACTTAGTGACCCAACTACATATGAAGGCGGAAACCTTCACATAAAGGATTATGTTGCTAGTAGAGAGTTAGGTACTGCTATATTCTTTCCCGCAAATTATTTACATGCCCTAAGTAAGGTTACCTCAGGAACAAGGTATAGCCTAATAGGGCATGGTTGGGGAAATGTCTATAGAAGATAATCTTCTTATGCTAGGAGATCATCAAGCAACTTTACACGAGCCAGGTACTGCTCAACAGTATCGTTAGGGCCAGGAAGATAGCGATGTTCACGAACCAATGCCCGCCATTCGGGAGAGAGACGGTCGAAACGGTCCATTTCGAGTTCTGCGAAAGACTTATGATCCATAAAAAATCTCCTTAGAAGCTATAATATTGTTATAGCTCCAAGGAGATTAATTGTCAACCGTTTTCTTACTTTTTAGGATTCTGATTTACAAAATCGTACATCTTTTGAGCGGTCTCAAGGACCTTTTCAAGTCCAGGAAACTCAGGAGCCGATACTTTGGTAACAATCTTACCATCGTCATCCTTAGTCTGCGATACTTCCCAACCGAGAAGCTTGGCTTTATATTCTTCGATAACTAGCTTATTAGCTAGGCCCAAGATATCAGAACGAATCTCATATCCGTTCTTGTTGAACTTAATTTCGGGTAGACCCGGAATCTTATTATCACTCATTTTATTATCCTTAGATAGTTACGATTGCGTAAAGCAAGAACATCAGCATTCCGGTAGTAACACCTGCCGCTGCCCGAGAAACCGGGACAATATACTTATGATTAAACATTACTTTTCCTTCTTCTGTGTGTGAAATAAAGACTGTACAGATTCTTGTACAGACTTCATGGTTTCGGTGTAGAACGACTTATCAGTGACAGTGTTATACACGTTTGTGCCAGCGTTAACACTAGCATCAATTGCTTCTTTTGTATAGACAGTTTGGGCATCTACAAACTCATTAAGTGACTTTGCTAGACCTTCATGCTTAACAAAGGTATCAACAAACATCTTCTTTGAAGTTTGGATGGTGTCAACGGTAGTATGGATAAAAGTTTTGATCATTACAGCTATCCCTTACTTACAACTACGGAAGAATTCACGGTTTGTGAAGTATTCTGCCTTGTTAAGACCTGCGCTGCGGTCAGCATCAGCGTACTTGAACAACTTAGTGTCAACGCGGCAACCGGCAGCTTGTAATTCTGTAATTGAGATTTCCCCATTAGCGTCTTTGTCTAGCTTAGCAAAGAGTTCATTCTTCCAAGCATATGCTGGGGTCGAGAGTGCGAGAGCCAATAAAAGGCTGATTCCAATGTTCTTCATAATTTTTCCTCTGTGTGTTGTGTGTTGTAGCATTTGCTACGAGTCTATTTATGCTGCGGTTGCGAACAAAAACAAATACTATTTTACAGACTCAATATAGCTTTCTAGATCGCCGTACAAGGTCATCATCATTGCTATCTTGTGATCGTATATTCTTACATATGGTTGTTTTTTGGAAGTGATAGAATCTAACTTGATTCCAACGTAGTATGGACACTTCACTTTCTTGTCAAGTATAAGTGTGTACTTTCCCCAATTGATTGCGCTGTTAGCTGTTTTAGGAGGGTTAAAGTTGAAATCATAGAAAGCTATCTTAGCTTTTTCAAACGCAACCATGCCGCCATCTGTCAATCGCAATCCTTGACCTGCTCTACCTGTAACGAACCAATCAAAAACTAGCTTATCAACAGGAACATCATTCCAAGGAAAATCAGGATCATCCTTAGTTTCGTTTAGAATTAGTTTTATTATTTCAGCTTTGGTCTTGGGATAGGTCATCGGGGTATACTACTCTACCCGAATTCATGAATACCACTGTAAACTTGTCGGTTTTGAATTGTGCGTTTAATTTACGACAAAGGTTACGAGCGTGTCCTGGATTACTGAAACTTGTTTTCTTATATTTAGGAGCAACATCATTCGCTAGGTAATGCGAAGATTTAAGATTAATAGGTTGATCATCATAGAACACTGCCCAAATACCAGCAGCCTCTACAATCTGATCAGTCTTGTAAGTCTTTTTGTCTACGTACTCTAAAAGCACCTTGGGCTGTGTTCTACTCATTTGAACTTACCGCCTGTAACTTCGACTTGGATAACTTCTGTTTCTCGGTCTTTATTCTGGTTCTTTAGTAGTTCATGTAGATCAGACAATAGCTTAGAGATATCATCACGTAAACCTCGGGCGTCCGCCATAGGCAAAACTAAGTCTTTTGACTGTTTTGATTCGGCAACTGCCATCTTATCTATGAATCTCTTAACGTGTAACATCTTTATGTATTTATCTGTCTTAGTGCTTCGGTTTCTGTTTTATAGGGACCGCTATACGGGTAACGTTGAATGAAGATATACTTGGGGCAAAACTGGACTGATTTGGTCCCGTTTTGATCGATTACGAACCAACCTGCGGCGTGTAAACACTTACTCTTTTTAGTCTTGGTAAACAAATGTAATCCGCGAGTTACGTCTACGATTGAATTGTAAGTCCTACTTGGTGTGGGATATTCAGGGTACGGAACAGAAACCTTAGCCTTACTTGGTTTGATATTCTCAAACTTAATATGCGTCTGTTTCTTTAATTCATCGGTGTTATTGAACTGCAGGAAGGTGCCGTTAATCTGCACCCCATATCCCGCGTTGTTTGCTTCGATGTTACCGACCTTCTTATGACCATCAGTAACAATCCAAAACTGATTTTTTATGATCGGCTTTGCTACTAGTTCAGACATGATTTTCCTTTGTTAGCATTTTAAATAAATCTTTCTTGTGCTTGGGCACCCAATGCTTAGCTGTTGGTCCACAATCCCCGTGATTACGTTCGGTATCACAGTATGACATTTCAGCCTTTTTCTTATCTGGGCCAGTTACTGGATTGATGATATCTTGTGCAGGCTTGAAGGTCTTAGCACACTTGTACCAATGTGACTTAGGAGCCTTCAATTCAAAGATATAGCTACCATACTTATTGAAGGCAGAAATGCGAGAATGTACACAATCCTTACAAAGAAGTACAGGATCAATTGCCATTGAGAATTCCTTTATATGGAGAGTTGAGCCACTTTGCGTAAGCTTCACCCTGTTCGCTAATGCGAGTGAGTTCATACTTACCGCAGAACTTCATAAAGTGAAGACCTACACCAGACGTAATGTTAGTGCGAACGTTTTCACGAATGACATTATCGACTGCTTCTTTGATTTCAGCAGGTTGTGCCTTAAGATCGATTAGTGTCTTGTTACGTTCATAATCGTCCTTGACCCGATGTTCAACATCATCGTGGTCTACCCAACGCTGTAGCAGGAAGTTATTCCAGTTGAAGCCCTGCTTAGTGCGATCTTCGAACGCTTCACGAATACCAACGCTGTTCTTAGTGCCCTTTTCACGAACACCCGGATAAGCACTAAACACGTTGTCAGTTGCGTCACCACGAATGATCTTCTTGAACAGTAGATATTCGGGATCCTCAAGCAACTTGTGTTCGCCAGTCTTTTTATCGATAACAGGCTTACCGCGATCATTGTAGTAACCATCCTTCTTGATCAACTGACCAGCTACACCATTATACTGGTGAACATTGTCAGCAATCAACTGTACAAAGTCACTGTCGCTAGAAATGATGTAATGTTCATCGTCAGGATGAAGTTCGATGAAACGAGCAATGATATCGTCTGCTTCTGCGTTGGGAACACGCAATACGCTAGTGTTAGTCTTTTCACGAAGATATGTAGTAAACGTTTCGTATGTTTCCCAGAACATACGATTTTCTTCTACTTCTGCCTCGGTCATCGCAGTTTCGTCAAGCTTGCGATGAGCCTTATACTGGGGATAGAAATCCTTACGCCAGCTACGACCCTCAAGACAGAAAACTACGTGATCGATGCCGAACATACGACTAATCTGATTGACGCTGGACATAGTAAGATGAATAGCCATACCCACCTTTTCCCATGCGTCGGAACCGCGACTAGCTACGTGCCGAGCGCGGAAAAAAGTGTTAGCAGTGTCAATAAGAGCGTATTTCATGCGTGGTCCTGTCTGTTAATATACACATATATTACACGATATATTAGCAGTTGTCAAGTCTTATTTCGCCTCAAACAGTAATTCGATTGGTTCTCCTGAGAAGCAGTGATCCTGAATCCTTCGTTCAGAAATATCAATATAGTGCTGACTCATATCAATGCCAATAAACTTTCTATTCTCCTGAATAGCAGCAATACCAGTAGAACCAGATCCGTTAAAAGGATCTAACACTAGTCCACCGATAGGAGAATAAACCCTACACAGATATCGCATCAACGAGATTGGCTTAGGTGTAGGATGATCATTGTATTCTCCGCGCTCTTTACGAGTTACACGGGGAGCATAGAAATACTTTTGATGTTCAGGTTCTTCAAAATGACCAATGATGTTTGATGGGTAGCGACCATT